ACCAATTGGTGGGCATGTAGTAAGGTTAGTTGGCCATAAGCAACACAGGAAGACATGACAAATAGTTGTAGCACATTTTACATCTCACACCCGATATCTGTCCGCCATGGGCAATTAGGATTTCCAAATAGAAAACAAATTGTAGATTATTTTTTAGACCTAAAAGAAAAAGGTGATTATATTCCTGCTGAAGAAAATAGGGGTTGGAAAACAGATTGGGAAATACATCTAGATCACAGAATATTGGATCCATTATTGGATATGATACACTTGTGGTATTGTAAGCATATAGTAGGACCAAGAGGTCCCCACTTTATCGTAAAAGACAATTTTCAATCTACAGAAAACTTTAATATAGATGCTAACGTATGGTTTCAAGAATATCTACCTGGACAGATAAGTCCACAACACGAACATGGAACATTATCCAAGCACAGTTGGGTTTATTATTTAGATGTTGGTGAAAACGGTAGTCCGCTTACCTTTGTGCAATTAAATGAAAATAAAAATGAACTACAAACGGTTGACGAAATTCATTTACCCGTGTATAATGATATGATAGTAATGTTTCCAAGTATGATACATCACAAGGTTTATGCAAGTCAAACTAAAAGATACGTGTTAGCAGGAAACATTAACGATATTAGTTACGAGGAGAAATAATGAGTTACGTAGACGCATACTTTGATAGAGATTCTGATATAATTAGAGTCGTTGAACGTAACGAAGGTAAAAGACTTTATACAGAATATCCGGTCAAGTATACATTTTACTATGACGATCCTAGAGGCAAGCATAAAAGCATATATGGAGATTCCATAAGTCGTATAGTAAGTAAGAATACTAAAGATTTCCGTAAAGAACTTGCAATCAATAACAAAAGAAAATTATTTGAAAGTGATATCAATCCTATATTCCAATGTTTGAGTGAGAATTATCTTAATCAAGATGCTCCTAAGCTGAATGTAGCGTTCTTTGATATTGAAACTGACTTTGATCCTGAACGTGGATTTGCTGATCCAAGTGATCCTTTCATGCCTATCACTGCAATCACAGTACATCTCCAATGGCTTGATGCACTTATAACACTTACAGTTCCTCCAAAAACACTAACAATGGCAGAAGCAAAAGAACAAACAAAGGAATGGGGAGAAGAATGTGTCTTGTTTGAAAAAGAAGGAGACATGTTACAGGCATTCCTAGATCTTATTGAAGACAGTGATATTATCACAGGTTGGAACAGTGAAGGTTATGATATTCCATATACGGTAAATAGAGTTAGTAGAGTTTTAAGTAAAGATGATACAAGACGTTTTTGTTTATGGAAACAACTTCCGAAAAAACGTGAATACGAAAAGTATGGTAAATCAGCTGAAACCTATGACCTAGTAGGTAGAGTACATTTAGATAGTTTAGAACTTTATCGTAAATATACATATGAAGAAAGACACACTTACAGGCTTGATGCCATTGGTGAACTTGAAGTTGGTGAAAAGAAAACTGTGTATGAAGGTACACTCGATCAACTTTATAACAATGACTTCCGAACATTCATCGAATACAACCGGCAAGACGTTGCACTACTGGACAAGCTGGACAAAAAACTAAGATTCATTGATCTAAGTAACGAACTAGCACACGCAAATACTGTTTTGCTACAGACCACTATGGGTGCTGTTGCAGTTACAGAACAAGCAATTATCAACGAAGCACATCATAGAGGACTTCAAGTTCCTAATAGACCAAAACGCGATGATGAAAACACTGCCGCGGCAGGTGCATATGTTGCATTTCCAAAAGTAGGTGTACACAAATGGATTGGGTCTATGGACTTGAACAGTCTGTATCCTAGTGTTATTCGTGCATTGAATATGGCTCCTGAAACTATTGTAGGACAACTACGTCCTGAAATGACAGAAGCTCGTGTGCATGAAGATATTAACTTGAAAAAGAAATCATTTGCAGGATCGTGGGAAGGAAGATTCGGTACAGAAGAATACGAAGCAGTCATGTCTTGCAGGAAAGATGTTGCTCTAACTATTGATTGGGAAAATGGCAAGTCAGACACAATGAGTGCGGCAGAGATTTACAAATTAATTTTTGACAGCAATACTCCTTGGATGCTAAGTTCAAATGGCACAATTTTTACACATGAATTTGAAGGTGTTATACCAGGTATCCTTAAACGCTGGTATGCAGAACGTAAAGAATTACAAGCGATGCTTAAAAAAGCAAAAGAAGCAGGAAACGAAACTGAAGTAGTTTTTTGGGACAAGCGACAACTTGTTAAGAAAATTAACTTGAACAGTTTATATGGTGCTATTCTAAACCCAGGTTGTAGATTCTTTGATAAACGTATAGGACAATCGACCACACTAAGTGGTAGAACCATTGTTAAGCATATGAGTGCCGAAGTAAACAAAGTTATTACAGGCGAATATGATCATGTAGGTGAGTCGGTTATATACGGAGATACAGATTCTGTGTACTTCAGCGCATATCCTGTGCTAAAAAAACAAATTGAAGCAGGTCAAATCCCTTGGACTAAAGATAATGTTATTCAATTATACGACCAAGTTGCAGAAGAAGCAAATACAACATTTGAAAAATTTATGGCAAAAGCGTTTCATTGTCCTAAGAGTCGTGCAGAAGTAATTGCCGCAGGTAGAGAAATTGTTGCTGAGTCAGGTTTGTTTATTACTAAGAAACGTTATGCGGCATTAGTATATGATATTGAAGGATTTAGGACAGACGCAGATGATAAACCGGGCAAAGTGAAAGCAATGGGTCTCGACTTGAGACGTTCAGATACTCCTGTGTTTATGCAAGAATTCCTAAGTGAACTATTGCTTATGGTTCTTAAAGGGCAAGAAGAAAAAGATATACTAGAACGTATTACAACGTTTAGACGTGAATTCAAAGAACGTCCTGGTTGGGAAAAAGGTTCGCCTAAACGTGCAAACAAAATCGGACACTATCAGAGACTAGAACAAAAACAAGGCAAAGCAAACATGCCCGGCCATGTGCGAGCAAGCATCAACTGGAATACCCTCAAGCGTATGAACGGAGACAAATACTCGCAAGAAATTGTAGATGGTATGAAAGTTATTGTTTGTAAACTAAAACAAAATCCACTTGGATATACAAGTGTAGCATATCCTACAGATGAACTGCGTATTCCAGACTGGTTCAAAGAACTGCCGTTTGATGGAGATGCAATGGAATCTACTATTATTGACAACAAACTAGACAATCTAATTGGTGTGTTGAAATATGATCTCGAAGATACAAAACAACACAATACATTTAATACGTTATTCGATTTTGGAGAACAAGAATGAAAGTAGGTTTTACAGCTTCTGCGTTTGATTTACTTCATGCAGGCCATGTTCAAATGTTGCGTGAAGCAAAAGAACAATGCGATTATCTTATATGCGGATTACAAATAGATCCAAGTATAGATCGTCCTGAAAAAAGTCGGCCAGTTCAAACTATTGTTGAGCGTTATACACAACTAAAGGCAGTTAGTTATGTAGACGAAATCATTCCTTATCGCACAGAAGAAGATCTAGAAGATATTCTATCAATGTATCACATTGACATTCGTATACTTGGGGTAGAATATAAAGACAAAACATTTACTGGTAGAGCAATATGTGCTAGTAGAGGTATAGAATTGTACTATAACAAAAGAGATCATAGATTCTCATCAAGTGACTTGAGAGAACGTGTAACAACGAGTTTTAATAAAAATGGATAAATTCATATTTGATGTAGACGGAACACTAACACCAAGTCGAGGAAAGATAGATGAAAAGTTTTCACAGTTCTTCTTTGACTTTTGTACACTAAATCATGTTTATCTTGTTACAGGTAGTGACAAACCTAAAACAGTTGAACAGATAGGCAACGTAATTTATGGTATGGCTAAACGTGTATACAACTGTTCAGGCAGTGAAGTTTGGGAAGGTCATAAACTTATTAGGTCAGACAATTGGAAAATTCCTTTACATGTAAAATCCTGGTTGCAAAATACGCTAGAAGAAAGTAAGTTTTCATTACGTACAGGACTACACATTGAAGAACGATCAGGTATGGTAAACTTTAGTGTTGTAGGACGTAACGCTAATCTAGAAGAGCGTAAACTGTACGTAGAGTATGATAGAACAAACAATGAGCGCAACTATATTGCAGAGTTATTTAATTTAGAATTTAAAAATTTAATTGCACGACCAGGTGGTGAAACAGGTATTGATATTTCACCTAAAGGTGCAGACAAGAGTCAAATCATTTACGATTTTGACATCAACGATACATTACACTTTTACGGAGACCGAATGGATTCGCAAGGTAATGATTATCCATTAAAGAAAGTTATAGTAGATGAAAATCTAGGCTTTGCTTTCGAAGTAGATGGATGGCAAGATACTTGGAAAAAATTAAAGGAATTAAAATGAAAATATTAATAGCTGGATACGGATTTGTAGGCAAGGCTCAAGAACTTGTGCTTAAAGGATATCATGATTTAGACATAGATGATCCTTATATTGGTTACGAGAGCGAATGGTTAAACATAGACGCTGTAATTATAAGTGTCGCAACACCTCCTAAATACAATGGAGAATGTGATTACTCAAATGTACTGGACGTTTTAGATAAAACCCCAGATGTGCCTGTGCTTATTAAAAGCACAATTAGTGTCGAAGCTTGGAAAGAAATAAAAAAACATTTTCCGAACAAACAAATTTGTTTTTCTCCTGAATTTTTAAGACAAGCAACTTGGCAAAAAGATGCATTTTCTAAAGACATGTGGATTGGTGGAGATTGTACAGCATTTTGGAGTGACATATTTTTAGGAGCTCTAGGAAAAATTAATATCCATATTGAAGATCCTCAAACTCTTGTGGCGGCTAAAGCATTGAGAAACAGTTTCTTAGCATTAAAAGTAAGTTTCTTTAATCAAATCTACGACTACTGTAAAGATCAAAACTTAGATTACAAAGCAGTAGCAAATGCTGTTGCATCAGATGAAAGAATAGGATTTAGCCACATAGGTGTCACAGAACAACGTGGATTTGGTGGACATTGTTTTCCAAAAGATACGTTAGCAACTGTAAAATCAGCACAACGTTCTGGTTCAAGGTTTACGTTGCTTGAAGAAGCAATTAATTATAACTATTCAATTAGAAAAACGAAAGGTACAGATGAGTAACATACTAATAACAGGTGATAAAGGTTTTATAGGAAGCCGTCTATCACAAGTCCTGCGCGAAAAAGGACACACAATAACTGGATTAGACATAAAAAATGATGGAAACATTTTAGATGCTGAACTTCCAACTAATATAGATACAGTAATACACCTTGCAGGTAGAGGCGGTGTAAGAGAAAGTATGGCTGATCCTAAAGCATACTGGTATACAAATGTTGAAGGGACCAAACGTATCTTAAATCATTATAAAGATATAAGAATTTTAGTAGCAGGTTCTAGTAGTCAATATGAGCCACACCTTAATCCATATGCGGCTAGCAAACATGTAATAGAAAAAATTCCACACAACAACGTATGCTTCATGCGATTCCATACTGTATACGGAGATATTCCAAGAGCAAATATGTTTTTTGATAAACTACTAAACAACAAATTAGATTATGTTACTAATCACGAAAGAGATTTTATACACATAGAAGATCTAATGAATGCTATACAAATACTTATGGAGAGCAATTTTACTGGACCTATTGATGTAGGTACAGGACAAACTGTGCGTATAAGTGATATACGTCCAGACCTTCCTATTAAGGAAAATACCCCAGGCGAAAGAAACAAGACACAAGCAAATACAGATTTGATGACTGAACTTGGCTTTAGACCTAAATACACTGTGAAAAACTTCTTGACAAACAAGGGTTTTGAGCATAAACTATAAACTAACGATGGAGAACAATATGAAAGATATCTTACAAGACGTAGTTGCACATACACATGCACTTGGCTTCCTTAGCCTTGTAAAAGTCACTGGCGAAGACACTACAACAATCGAATCAATGGCAGAAGATCGATCTGTTATTTTAACAGCAACAACACAATCAAAAGTTGCAGATGGAACATTTGGTATGCCTAACTTAGACAAGTTAGCACTGCACTTGAAAAATCCAGAATACAAAGACAATGCAAAAATTGATGTTGTTAGTCAAGAACGCAATGGTGAAAACATTCCTACACACATTCACTTTGAAAACGCAACAGGTGATTTCCAAAATGATTATCGTTTTATGAACAAGCAAATCATTGAAGAAAAACTTAAAAGCGTAAAATTCAAAGGTGCAAGTTGGGACGTATCATTTTCGCCAAGCGTGGCGGCAATTGGTCGTATGAAACTACAGAGTGCAGCACATGCAGAAGAGCCGACATTTAATGTTAAAACAGACAATGGCGATCTTGTGTTTAGTTTTGGTGATGCAAGCACACACGCAGGTTCGTTTGTATTCGAAGCAGGCATTGAAGGCTCGCTTAAACATACTTGGGCTTGGCCGGTAGCACAAACACAGGCTATTCTAAGTCTTGATGGTGACATTAAAATGAGCATTTCAGATCAAGGTGCAATGCAAATTACAGTAGATTCAGGTATGGCTGAATACAATTATATCCTTCCAGCACAGAGTAAGTAAAGTGAGTGATCCTAACCAGCCATATCACAACAAAGGTTTTGCGCCTGCGTTTTTATGGATCATGTTTTTATTTTTAGTTTTGCCTTCAATACTAATATTATCTATAGATAATGGTTGGGCAAAATTTGTAGAAATGCGAGGAATGACTGGCGATTGTTGGGAAAACAGTAAACATGAAAGAGTATGCAAAGATGAAAACACTTGTAAGTTTGGAAGAAATTTTTGTACTCCAAATGTATATAGATGGAGAGAAGATTGACACCTAAAGAGATAGCACAGAAACAATGATGAAACAAGTAAATTTACATTGGACAACGGTAGTTACAGAAAAAGTTATGCTGGCAATCATTGGCATACTTACAACTGTAGCGGCTGGTATGGATGTTTACGATATGTGGTTAGCGAGAGATATAGAACTTGCTGATTTGTTTCTGTTGTTTATCTATACTGAGATTGTAGGTATGGTTGGTGCTTATTTTGCTAACAATAGAATACCTGTGTCACTTCCAATAATCATTGCCATTACTGCTTTGTGTAGATTAATTGTACTACATTCAAAAGAAGCAGACCCTTTAGTGCTTATCGCAGAAGCAGGTGCTATTTTAATACTAGCAGGTGCCGCATACTTGATGAGTTTGAAAGATAAACTAAGTTTGGAAAAAGAAAAACTAAGAAATGAATAAAGATTTAACAGCATCACAAAAAGATTATGCTATATTCTTGCCCGCACTAAGTGGCTTTTATGCTACATTTGTAGGCAAGCAACGCAGAGAAGAATACGTAGAGTATAATCGTATTCCTAAACATTGGACCAACGGTGTTGAAAGTGGCAACTGGCTCAACAGAGACAAAAGTCTATTTCAATATCATTGGAGTTTGTATTCAGCAGGACATGCTGAACTTGACATAAACAAAGACTCGCCTAAAGAAGACATGATTCGAGACAGAAATCGAGAAACAAGTTGGTTGTTAGGTGACTCAGGTGGTTTCCAAATTGGTAAAGGTGTTTGGGAGGGCGATTGGAAAGATCCTAATTGTCCTAAAGCACAAAAGAAACGTAAACAAGTTCTTGCGTGGATGGATGCTTATATGGACTATGGTATGATACTTGATATTCCTGCTTGGGTATCACGTTCTCCAGCCGGGCAGAAAGCAACAGGTATCAACAATTATCAAGATGCTGTTAATGCTACACGCATTAATAACGATTACTTTATGAAGAATCGTTCAGGTGCTTGTAAATTTTTAAATGTTCTACAAGGTGAAAATCATGCTGATGCAGAAGATTGGTATCAGCAAATGAAAGACTATTGCGATCCTAAAAAATATCCAGACACACATTTTAATGGCTGGTCAATGGGTGGTCAAAATATGTGTGATGTTCATTTAGTTCTTAAAAGATTAGTTGCATTACGTTTTGATGGGCTCTTGGAAAAAGGAACTCATGACTTTATGCACTTCTTAGGCACTTCAAAACTTGAGTGGGCAACATTACTAACAGATATTCAAAGAGCAGTAAGGAAATATCATAATGAAAACTTTACTATCACATTTGATTGTGCTTCGCCTTTCCTCGCAACCGCTAATGGACAGATCTACTGTGAACTTGAAACTCAAGACAGAACTAAGTGGGTGTATCGAATGGTTCCGGGCATCGATGACAAGGCACTATCAACAGACACAACACCGTTTGGACAGGCTTTCGTAAGAGAAGGCAAACACGGCAGTTTTAAAGATTCACCTATTACTACAGGGTTGCAAGCTAAAGATGTTTGCATCTATGGTCCGGGTGATCTTAATAAAATAGGTAAAGAAGGTAAAACTAGTTGGGATAGTTTTTCATACGCCATACAGATGGCACACAATGTTTGGAGTCATATAGATGCAGTACAAGAAGGTAACAGACAATACGACAACGGAAAACTTCCGGCGATGCTTGTGGACGAGTCCTTTGACAGGTTATTTTTTAGAGATGTTGTGGAAGCAATATTTGCAACAGACAGCAGAGACGAAGCAAACGCTGTTATCCAAGAGTTTTCAAGATTCTGGATGTCAATTATTGGCACTAGAGGAGCAACAGGTAAAAAAACAGTAAACGCAAGCACACAGTTTGCAAATTTATTTGAGGAGATATAATGAGTAACTATCAATTTGCTGTAGACAAATTAAAAAGTCGTATGGAATCTTTAGAAAGAAAACATAGATATTTGGACGAAAAGATACAAAAAGAGTTTGACAAATTCTTAGAAGATAGTAAACTTAAAGAACTAAAACTTGAAAAGTTTAAATTGAAAGATAAAATACACAAACTTAAATTAGAAATAGTAAGTTCAGAGGCACAATATGAAACGTGATTATAAAACAGGTGAATCAGCGGATGTACGCTATTTTGTAGGTTTAGAAGTTGAAAAGACTCCTGCACATGGTATGCAGACTTTGTTCATTGTAGGTTTTGAACATCCAGATACTATTATAGAAATGGCAGAAGAAAACAACTGTAAACACATATTCTTTGGTGCAAATCATTCCTATAAGCCACATGTACAAGACGACTGGGAAGATTGGGAACAGATGATTAATCCTGTGCTTGACAAAGGTTATATTGTGAGCCTTGATATTCCACTTGATGCTGCTGAAGGCTTTTTGGAAGGCCCTTTAGTAGAGAATAATAATTTTATTCCACAGATCCGTGTTCCAATTCCTTATGCTAAACTATGGAATTACAACACAATGGTAAAAATTGATGACAAAGACTTTCGTGCAACTAATCCAGGTGTATGGAGCCACAGTCTACACAATCTAATGAATAGTGATAAATTTACAAATTGGAACGAATATGGGCTTGACAAACCCATTGAAAGGTAGTATATTTTAATGAAACAAGAACGTTACTATGAAGGTATGTTGAGAATGATGCGTAAAGAAGATAAGGTAAATTATATGAATAATAAGGTAAATAGATCAATATGGGTAACTTTTCGTAAGGAGGGGATACATAAGTATCCGGCAGCATTAGATGATCCGAAATTGGCAACAGGTGATTGGGACGATGTTTCGTTTCTTGGTTATCCTCACCGCCATATTTTTCATTTCCGGGTGCGAATCGAAGTGTTCCACGACGATAGAGATATCGAATTCATCCAATTCAAACGCTGGCTCGAAAGACTCTACTCAGGAGCCGATACAGGAAACAATACTCAAGGAAATGAAAAACAGAGCGCAACCGACTCTGAAGTGCTCCTTTTAGATTACAAATCGTGTGAAATGATCGCTGACGAATTGTATGAAAAAATTTCTGCAAAGTACCCAGGCCGCTTTGTTGAAATTGATGTCGCCGAAGATGGCGAAAATGGCTGTTCAATCTTTTATCCAAATCCTAAAAATGTATAAGGAATCAATGACAATGTCTATCGAATTCAATCGTGCAGCATATGAAAGGATCTTTGCAGATCTTGAATCATTCAAAGAATTTTGCAGATTTGAAGGTTTTATTTTTAACGAAAAAAACCTTTATAAAAAAGGTGATACTGTGTGGGAAGCCTACCAAGGTTGGAAAAAAACAGGTAGAGTAAGACCACGTAATAATAATAAACGTCGAAAGTTTAAAAAATGATTTATATAGTTGACATTGAAGCAGTAGACACACGTTACACTAAGCAGTGGAAGGAACATCTTCCTAAGCAGTTACAACGTGCTACTAATAGCGAAGTCACTGTTATCAGTGGAGGAGAGACACCTCAGGCTACTACGCCTGGGGCATTTCTTAACTTCGGCGGTACAAACGTTTATAAAAGTAAACAGTTAGAAAAAATAGGAGAGATGTTCTGTGAAGGGAAAGTCAAAACTGGCGACTATTTTTTGTATACCGATGCCTGGAATCCTACAGTTATACAACTACGTTACATGGCAGAGCTATTGGGTGTTAACATTCGCATTGGTGGCTTGTGGCATGCTGGTAGTTATGACCCACAGGATTTCTTGGGAAGATTAATTGGTAACAAGCCTTGGGTACGTCACGCAGAGTATAGTATGTTTGAATGTTATGATGATAACTTTTTTGCAAGTGAATTTCATTGGGATTTGTTTGCAGAAACGTTTGCATTAGATATGGGAATTGTTGATCAAAACAAAATGAAACGTGTTGGTTGGCCAATGGAGTATCTAAAAAATAGTTTGGACAGCTATAAGAATATGGAGAAGAAAGACATCATACTTTTTCCTCATCGTATTGCTCCGGAAAAACAAGTTGATATATTCCAAGACTTAGCAGAAAGACTCCCTGAGTACGAGTTTGTTGTGTGTCAAGATCGACAACTAAGCAAAAATGAATATCATAATCTGCTAGGTGAAGCAAAACTTGTGTTTAGTGCTAACCTACAAGAAACACTTGGTATTAGTTGGTATGAAGGTGCTTTAGTAAATGCTATTCCTATGGTTCCAGATAGATTAAGTTATTCAGAAATGGCATTACCTGAATTTAAATATCCAAGTAAGTGGACAGAAGACTTTGCTAGTTATAGAAAATACAGGTCAGAAGTAGTAGGACGCATATTAGAATATATGAATAGCTATGACGACTATCTAGTAAGTTTAGAAAAACAACGTAACAAACTAAACAAAGAATTTTTTAGTGGAGCAGCATTATATGAGGTTCTCAAAAATGTCAGACAATAAAGAAGCTGAACAATTAACATTTGATTTAGATTTAGCTGATTCAAATAAAGAATTTACTGTAAACATCAGCGGTGACGACTATTCAACTGGAGTTTATACAAGTGACAATCTATGGAATGGTGCAACTACTACCTCAATTACTTTGGACACACTGGACACAGACTATTTAACAGATACAGGATCAGAACATACATTTAACACAACTTTTGAAGAATTTGAAGATACTATGCCCAGTATTTCTAAGATCAAAGGAATGTGTGAACAGTATCCTGCGTTTCAAAAAGAGTTTGAAAAATTTAGGCAAATGTATAATTTAATGAAGGATGATTATGAGGCAAATAATGAAGATGAACTTTCTTTCTAAATTAATGGACAAACTCGGCAGGCGTCGAGTAATTACAGACAGAGACGGAAAGGTTCCATACCTTATCCGTTATTATCTATTTTTAAAAGAACGCAAGAACTTTCCTTTTAACATTACACTACATAAAGTTCTTGTAAGTGATGAACCTACACTGCATGATCATCCGTGGAGTTGGGGTGCAATTATTATCAAAGGCGGGTATTGGGAACATATTCCTCTTTTTGCACAAGAAGGACATATATGCGGATCTACAAGAGTTTGGCGTGGGCCAGGTAGTATTAGATTTAGAAGTGCTGACGACTTACATTGGTTAGAACTTGCAAAGGACAAAGACGGAAATGAAATCCCGTGTACTAGTTTGTTCTTTATGGGGCGTAAACAAAAAGAATGGGGATTTGTACGTTGGGTAAAGTACGAAGGTTATAGATGGATTCATAATGAAGAATATCTTGCACAAGGAGCAAAAAGCAAATGATTAAAAAGAAATTCTATAGTTGGCAAGACATAGAACGTATGTGTGTTAGTATTGTAAATCAAATGTACATGGACAACTGGCGTCCAGATTATATTGTTGGTATCACACGTGGTGGTAATGTACCTGCAACTATTATTTCAAACATGACTGGTATTCGTTGTGAAGCACTCAAGGTAGCACTACGTGACGGTGATAGCCATCAAGAAAGCAACTGTTGGATGGCTGAAGACGCCTTTGGTTATCCTAATCAAGATTCAGGTGGACAAGGAAAAAATATTCTTATTGTAGACGACATAAATGATACAGGTGCTACATTCAATTGGATCAAAGAAGATTGGCAAGCAGGTTGTTTGCCTGGGCACGAAGCATGGGATCGTGTATGGGGTAACAACGTAAAGTTTGCTGTACTTACAGAAAATTTTTCAAGCAAATGTAACGATGTAACATACTATTGTGACGAAGTAAACAAAGAAGAAGAAAATGTTTGGCTTGTTTACCCGTGGGAAAATGTAGGTCAATATGCGTGATGATTTAATGGTACAACAACAAGTTGAAAACAAATGGCAACATATGGTTGGTGTTATTTGTTTAAATCAAACAAATCGTAAACAGGTCAAAGCAGTGTTACCTACACTTTTTATGGTTTGTCCTACACCAATTCACTTGCTAAATACTACCCCAGACACAATTAAACGTATTATCAAACCGTTAGGTATGGTTAATGTTCGTGAAAAACGTTTGCGCCAGATGAGTAAAGACTATTTAACTTGGGATGGTGAAGATGCTACACAACTATATGGTATTGGCAAATATGGTAGTGACAGTTATGAACTGTTTTATAAGAAAAAAGTTCCTGAAAACATAGGAGATCATGAACTTAAAAGATATGTAAAGGAAGAATTTTATGAAACCGTGGACTGACGTATTAATAGATACAAAAGACTTTACAGTATATAAAGACGGTTATCCTGTTACAGAAGGACATCTTCTTTTTGTTCCTAAAGAACAAACATGGCAGGATTTAAGTAAGTGTTTCGAAGCCGCATACAAATGGGGCTACGATTGGGTTGATCGAGGATATTGTGATGCGTTCAACATAGGACAGAATGTAGGTGAAGCGGCAGGACAAACTGTAATGTATCCACATGTTCACCTTATTCCTAGGCGCAAAGGCGATATGGAAGACCCCCGTGGCGGAATTCGTCATGTCATACCGGAAAAAGGTAACTATACAAAAGGAGAAGAAAATGGCTAAAGAATATAATAGAGACAATATGATTGAAGCAATCAAAGAACACGCAAAAGGACACATTGCTAAACACACAATGAACGTAGAAGTGTATTTGAAAAATTCAGCAGGAGTAGGTGAGCATCCAGACATTTTGGACGCAATTGAAAAAGAACTTAAAGTTATTGCAGAATATCATGATCAATTGGAAGTTCTTGAAAAGTATTTCTAATATAATGCTTGACAAAAACCTAAATATATCATATACTATAACATAATGATGAGAGACATCCTCGTCTATAACTCGGAGACAAAAATTGAGTAAAAGTGAACAAATTAAAGCCCGTCTACAAGATGCTGGTATACGCTACTGGGCGGGCGACAATATTTCTGAAGTATTACAAAAAGGTGATAAAGAAGAATTAATTGAAGAAGCTACTCTAGCATTTGAAAATGTGCTAGATAAACTTTTAATTGACAGACATAATGATCCAAACAGTATGGACACTAGTAGACGTCTGGCTAAAATGTATTTCAATGAGATAATGGCAGGGAGATATGATCCAATGCCTAATGCTACTGCTTTTCCTAATCATGTAGATGATGGTTACAAAGGCATGTTGGTAGTGCGAAGTGAAATAAAAAGCATATGTTCGCATCATCACCAACCAGTAAATGGTGTAGCATACATTGGTATCATTGCCGCAAACACACTAATAGGACTTTCTAAGTATACACGTATTGCACAATGGTGTGCTAGACGTGGTACACTACAAGAAGAACTTAATAATGTTATTGCTAATGAAATACAAAAAGCAACTGGTAGTTCTAATGTAGGCGTATACTTACAAGCGACACATGGTTGTTGTGAAAACAGAGGTATTGGTGCTCACAGTAGTTTAACACAGACAACTGTACTACGTGGTGCATTTAATGATGACATGGGTACTAAAAAAGAATTCATGGATAATATTAAATTACAACAAGAATTTGCGTGTGGGAAATAATATGAAACTTAGATATTCAGAAGCATTTTACAGTGTACAAGGTGAAGGCAAGTTTGTAGGAGTACCAAGTGTGTTCCTACGCACATTCGGTTGTAACTTTCGTTGCATGAACTTTGGTACAGATGAAAAACGTGATCGTTGGGAACAACATAAAGCAGGAAAAAAACACAATGCAGAAGTTAAATCATTGATTGATGCAGGAGTTCACGAGACAACAGAAAAATTTGAAGACTTGCCGATCATTCACACAGGATGTGATACATATGCAAGTATCTATCCGGAGTTTAAACACTTCAATAAACTAGCAGAAGTTGACGAAGTAGTTGAACATTTGCTGTCTCTTACTCCAAACGGTAAGTGGACACAAGATAATGGACAAGACATACACTTGATCATGACAGGTGGTGAGCCTTTGTTAGCGTGGCAAAAGCTCTATATCGACTTGTTCGAACATCCACGTATGCAGGACCTAAAAAATGTTACATTTGAAACAAACACTACACAAAAATTACACGAGGATTTCTTCAACTATCTTGCAGATCAAGACAGATTTGAAGTCACTTGGAGTTGTTCCCCAAAACTTTCAGTTTCAGGAGAACCTTGGGAAACTGCTATACTGCCTGATGTTGCTCGTGAGTATAGCCTTGTTGACGGTAGTGACATTTACCTTAAGTTTGTTGTCGCTAGTCAAGATGATTTTGAAGAAGTCACAAGAGCTGTGGAGGCTTACAGAACTGCCGGGGTACAATGTCCGGTATATCTTATGCCGCTTGGCGGACGTTCGGAAGAGTATAACCTCAATGTTAAAGAAGTGGCCGAAGCATGTATGGAGCGAGGTTGGCGCTTCACACCGAGACTCCACATCAGCTTATTCGGAAATGCCTGGGGAACTTGAGGAAGTTGTGGAATACAAAAACAAACAACATAAAAAGGCAATGAAGGCTCCTATTCAAAAGAACTTAGATGAAGAGCTAAGAGAGAAAGGACTAATATGAACTGGGATAAATTAAAACAAGCATTGGGCATACAGCCTAAGATCACCCAAAAACCAGTAGAAAAGACAGTAGAAGAAGAACGTAGAGCAATATTGCAACGTGAAAAAGAAGATGCTACTCGTGCAGGAAAACCTTGGGTAGGCGTACTTGACACACAAGTCAATCCAGAAAACATAAAAAATGGTTTCTTTGAACTAGATTGGAATAATCAATTTATTGAAGAGTTACTTGATGCAGGATATTCAGGTGAAACTAATGAAGATATTGTTAATGGTTGGTTTAAAACAATAGCAATGCAAATTTTGGAGGAAGACGGTCTTGACAAAGAGCGTGAAATGGGTTATATTAATGTTAAACCTATAGACAAAGATAAATCAGAGGTAAGTTAATGACCTATATACTAGTAGACACTGCAAATACATTCTTTCGTGCAAGACACGTTATCAGAGGAGACGCTGATACAAAACTTGGCATGGCTTTTCATATTACACTTAATAGTATAAAGAAGGCATGGCAGGATTTTGACGGTACCCATGTTGTGTTTTGTTTAGAAGGACGTAGTTGGCGTAAGGACTACTATGAACCATACAAGCGTAACCGACAAGAAACTCGTGACAAGATGACTGTCAAAGAGTCAGAAGAGGATAAACTGTTCTGGGAAGCGTTTGATCATTTTAAAGATTTTGTTACAGACAAGACTAATTGTACTGTGCTTCATCACCCGCAACTTGAGGCAGATGATTTAATTGCAGGTTGGGTACAAGCACACCCTAATGATAATCATGCAATTATTAGTACAGATGGTGACTTTGCACAATTAGTTGCACATAATGTACGTCAGTACAATGGTGTCACAAACACTGTAATTACACATGAAGGTTACTTTACAGACAAAGGCAAACCTGTAATTGACAAAAAAACAGGTGAACCTAAGCCTGCACCTAACCCAGAGTGGCAGTTGTTTGAGAAGTGTATGCGTGGTGATACAAGTGATAATGTATTCAGTGCATATCCTGGTGTGCGTAAGAAAGGTACAAAGAACAAAGTAGGTTTGTTAGAGGCTTTTGATGACAAAGGCACAAAAGGTTATAATTGGAATAACCTTATGTTACAACGTTGGGTAGATCACAACGGCAAAGAGCATCGTGTGCTTGAAGATTATAATCGTAATGTTGTGCTATGA